AGGATCGTCAGTTGGCTTTTTTGCAGCCATAGAAACGAAACGAAAGAAAGGATCCTGAGCCAATGATAGTTCAGATACACGATCGCCGAAATTAAATTTTCTGCGCAGATCGCCAGTATCTAGACCACTACCAGCTGAGCCAGGACTATCTGTATCAGTAAAGGAGCCAATACTACCGTAACCGCTGTAGCTTTTGCCTCCATATAATACGTCACTCATTTGTCTATCTCCTATTTACGTTCAAAGATAGGCTGAAGTGATTAAACTTTTGTATGCCTATCCGAACAAGTTATCTAAATCACCGTCAACGCCCTTCAAAGAGTCGAAAATATTATCTTCGGCACTTTGCTCTTTAGAGCCTTGCGAGTTTGCTCCACTGGCACTTGTAGGAATATTACGAACTGTTCTCATTTGGCTAAGCATGTCTTCTTTGGTTGATTTTGCAGTATTTGCAGCAGTTTTTTCTTTATTTAAAAGATAATGAATATCTTCTAAAGTTAAAACATGCTGTTTAGCTTCATCAACAAACGTATTGTATTGTTCATCAGTCATTTTATGCTTTCCACGAAATGTTGCTTCTTCTTTCTGCCTAGCTATATCAGCCTGGGTTTTAGAAGCACGTTCCCGTTCTTGTGAAAGCATATCAGTTACTCTTGAATTTACCATACGATTAACATGAGCATTCATAAGTTTTGCTGAATCTGATGTTGTATCAGACATTGCTTCATGAGCATCGAAGACAAAATCTTCATTTAATCCAAGTTCATCTTGAATTGTAGCAGAAGGTTTGCCGCCATTTTGTAAGTAAGTTCGTACATGATCTACAAGACCACTGTCATTTTTCATAGCGTCAAGAACAGGGATAAAGGGTTTCAATTCAGACATTTCGCCATGTATGCGTTGAGCCTCTCTAGTTGAATCCTTATATCTTTGTTCCCAATCTATCACGTTCTCGCTTTTGGAGCCGTCCTCGCTTTTGACGTGGGTTACCTGTTCGGAGCCACTTTTTTGAGGAGGGGTTACCTCAGAGATTGATGCTTTATCTTGTATAGCGCCATTTACATCATTTTCAAGCGCTTCAAAAAAATCATCACCCTTAGAGCCAAGCACTGCATTTTGGACTATTTCATCCTGAGCAGAGTTTGGGTTACTTTGAGTTTGTTCTTTCATGGTCTTTTTCTCCTTATTTAAGACTTATAAACTTATAATACATTTAATATAATAATGCAAGAAGTTTTTAATCTTTTTTAACATTATTTGTTGACTTCTCCTTTGCAGCCATATCCATCTTTTTATTAGCAATATCAACATCATTACGCATTACATTTCTTAATAACTTCTGTTCAGCCTTTGTGTCATTAATTGCTGTCTGTCTTTGGCCGCGAATATCTTGTTTATTTTTCTCAAGTTCCATTTCACCTCGCATTGCTTGAAGGTTAATTTTAGCTTGAACTAATTGACGTTCTAATGTTTCAATGCTTCCAGCTTGATTTTTAATTGTCTCCTCTTGCCCAGAAATATCGCCTTGCAATTTTGCATATAAACTTTTTCTTTTAGCTATTTGCTCCTTATTTCTTAGATCGGTTTCAGACAATACAGCAATATCATCAACTACGCCTAATTTCATTAATTGTTTTAATTCCTCAAGATATGCCCACCGATTAACTGGCAATGTAGACCCAGCTACAATAGCTACATCAAATTTTGCTGCTGAATAATCCATTGATTTACCAATTGCTTCTCCTAGATCATTATAAAGAGGAATATTAATTTCAGATTCTCTTTGCTCTTGTAAAGCAGATGGTTGAATAATTCTAAACCTTTTATTAGCAGTATAAACTGATTGAGAAAATTGCATTACTAATTTTCCTAATTGCCTTAAAGCAGGTTCAATTGAATGTTGCATCCATTGTTTAATTCTTCTTGTTCCATATTCATCTAAAGCTAACATGCCTCTAAATGTCTCATGTTGAGATCCAGTATCTCCCTGCATTGCAGCATATATTCCTGCTAAATATTCCATATCTGTTTTACCTTCTTGGACTATTGTGAAAAATGCATTTGAAAGAGGCGCTGGAGGCACGGCAGTAGGAGGAGTCGCACCAGGCCTTATAGGTAATAGAGCACCAGGAGAAGACGAATATTTTTCCCAATAATCCATATCAATAGAGCCTTCTTCATGCATCCAGCGCAATGAACTACCAAGAGATGCATTATGCACCATTATTTGATGAGATTTATTTAATTCTCTTTGTTTACCAATTAATGGAGATACAGCACTCATTGGAAATGGTGTACCTGTCCATTTAAAATGAAAAGGCACTAAAGGATAATCTGTAATAGTTGCAGGTAATACTTCTTCATATAACAATTTATCACCAACTACACAAGTTTGTTTTATCCTATGTGCATGAAATCTCATTTGCCCAACTACTGTCCCAGCAAAATCCTCGCTAGCCATTAATACTTTAAATTCTTTTTCACTAACTACTTCATTTTCAATCTCAGAAGTTTCGTTTTGCAATTGGCTCATATATTCTTGTTCAGCAGCCTGTAATTGTTGCTCCATCATTTTTTGAGCCTTTTCCATTTCAAGTTCATATCTTTCAGGAAGCATTTCTCCAGCCTGTACTGCTTCTTGCATGGACTTCTGTTGTTCCAATAGACCTACTTCCATTTCAGCAGCCATTTCCTTCATTCTAACTTGAACTTGATTTTGTATTTCTTTTAATTGAGCTTCATCTGGAGGAACTCTATAGAAGACATTTACATGAGGTATTTTTAATTTTTCATATACTTCAAAAAATTCCATCATTTCATCTTGTTCACCCTCTGGAGTTACAGCATGTGATTCATCAGCATTATCATTATAGGAAAATAATCCTTGATCACGATCACCCATAGCTCTTTCACTCCAACTATATTGCCTTTGCTCATCATTACTAGCAGCATTTATTTTTCTTTTCTGATCAGGAAATAAAGTCATTACATGTGTTTTAGGTAAAACTTTCCTAATAAGTACAAAAGAAGCATCTCTTAAAAGCATATCCCTAGCTTTAGGATCAACATAAATATCAAAAGGTTCAGGTTGTTGTAATACAACTTCACCCATTCCATTATCTCTATCAGGATCTACAGTAAGTAGAATATAGCCAACACTTTTACAGATAGCATCATTAATTGCATTTGAATATAAAGTAGACCCGTCTGATAATTGCCAAATATAATCAGCCAAATTTCCAAATACAGAAGCAACATCAGCATCAGATCCTTCTACACCTATTGCTTGCCATCTTGGATTATTCGCTGTAGCATAAAAATTAAGCATCTCAACAACAGGCAAAATTCTATTAATTGTAAACGTAGGCATTCCCTGGGCTTCGAGTAAATCTTTTTCACTTTGCGATATTTGCTCATCATGTGCAAAATCAAAACCCTTCTGATTTATGAATTCCCATTGCTTCCTGGTCCAATTGTTCGCCAGTTTGTATAGTGCTCTTACTTCGTCGGCTCTTTTTTTCTTTGCCATTTTCAGACTCCTCTATTTCTTCTTTGTAGTTTTTTTGTATAGCGGCTTCGTCGCCTTCTTCTTCGACGGACGACCAACCTGTTTTCCATACGTTCCTTTTCCCTGTGGCATTTTCACATTCCTTTCTTGGATAATGTTTGTGATCTACGTCACAAATTTTTGGGCATGCGTACCCCGCCTGAGGGCACTCATCTGTAATAAAATCTCCATACCTAACAGTCCCTAGAATACATAGTCCGAATAGCATGTTCCATAACATAAATCATAACTTGAACTCTCTTTCATGCTGTTACCCACGACTTTGCTTTTGGTTTTTTCTTGTTCCATTGTCCATCTTTACCTTGTGTGAATTCACAAGGATAGGCAAACTTACAAGCATATGCAAGAGCATCGATTGTATCGTCATGCGCCATACGTGGACCAAATGTAATTATCTCTCTTTGCAAATCATAATGATTCTTTTTTATATGCATTTGCCCAACTGAAAAACGTTGAGCTAAAATTCCTTGAATCCTGTCTCTTTTTGACATCCTTGTTCCTGGCTTTTCTTCTCTAAAGCCAATTGAAAAATCATTTCTCCTAATCATCTCAGCTCTAATCGCTTGAAACACAGGCTTTGACATAGAGGTATCTTCAATAGTATGCATTAATGGATGATATATTTTTGAATAATCGAAAACATAGTCAACAATGCCTTTTTTATCCGATCCTGGAATGCCGAGCACAGGCAAAGAGCGCTTACGAACGTAATCGAGAACGTATATATTATTGTCCACGTCACAAGCAATATAGATGATGACACTATAATCAGCATCCCTACGCTGAGAGTCTGTAGCGGGATCAACACCCGCGAATACATTAACTGCCTTAACTTCCCCATCAGCAGTTACTACGCTGCTAATTCCAGATTCATCATCATGAATAAATTGTCCATCCCAATATTTTATATGCTCTCTAGTAAATATTGCATCTTCTTCATTCTGAACTTCCATCATATATTCTTGGTAGAACTTTTGAGGTTGCCCAGAATCTGCGTAAAACTTTTTCTTTCTTGCCATTTCATCATGGCCAAACCAACTAGGCCATAAAGGAGTACCGTCATCTTGCAATGCTTTGTAGGTAATTACTTTCCAGCTAAAATCTTTTTTTTGCGCCTTTGCTTTAACCGCTCCGTCCAATATGTTTGTAATGAACGCATCGTAATGTACAGGAGTGCCGTTGATCCTAAGGCGACCAGTATGAGGTTCAAGAGCAGGGAATACAACAGCTGTAACAAGGTTCGCGATTTTACTGCGAGACTCAGCCGTAATGGTATTATTCTCATCCTCAAAATCGTCAAGCACGATAAGATCGTATCTTTTGTGTAGTTTAGCCCCGCCCCTAATGCCTGATAAATTGGACTTGCTAATAAGTTTGCAGTTATTTTTGAGCTCAATATCATCTTCTGTCCATTTTTTACCCTTTAAATCACCAAAATAATACCTTAATTTATCATTATACTCCAAATGATATTTTATATAATCAAGATTAGGCACACTAATTTTAGAACTTGCTGCTACCCATCCATAAAATAATGGTTCCTTAGTAAAACAAAAATCATGCAATATACCACATTTCGTTAATACTGTCTTACCATGCCCTCTAGGTAATATGACTGCAAGTTGTCTTATATCTGAATCATTTATTGCATCTGTTACTTCATAATGAAAAAAAGGCGTTTCTGAACGCATGAAATCATCAGGAAGAAAAAGTTTCCCAAAAGCTACTAAATCTGTTTTAGCAAGTTTTAAAGTTTCTTCTTCCTTACTTACATTATGAAAATTAACATTAGCCATCTATCTCCTTAGGCCTCTGTACTTCTTCTAATACATTTTCGCCAAATCCCTGAAAAACTGCTCCAGTAAGCTGGGTAACCTTGGTTTGGGTCTTATCTTCGAGATCGAGAATATCTGATAACTTAAATAAAGCTTTCAATTTAGTCTCCGCTTTCTCGTCGCCCTCTACAACCTCTTTAATGTTTTTCAGTACGTATTTGTCGTCAATGTCTAATTCTTTTAAAATTGGCTTTAACTCTTCTTTCATTGCAGTTCTTACCCTCTCTGTTTTCATTAATTTAGCAGATTGTTCTATTGCATACCTACGATTCTTTGTATCAAAGGCAGTTAAATATGCCTCCTCTAATGACAGCCCACCTGCAAGAAATTGTACAAAAACTAATTCCTTCTTTGTTAAACTCGTCCTATCAAAAATAACTTTTTCAGTATTCTTTCCAGAAAGAGTCCATACGTTTTCCCTTTTAGCTGTATCCATCTTTATGCTTTTATTACACATAAATGTACCAGTACAGGTGCCAACATAGTAACGTATCCGATTCTTACCGCGCGCTGCTTTCATTGTTCCTTTCCGTAGAATCTGGATATAGCACCCATCATCCGCTTCCACCCAGTCACCTATATTGGCTTTTCGCCATTCAGGAATAACATCTATCCCTGACGGCAGCTCTTCCTTGTCGTCGAAGACTTTATGAAAAATATTAGATATTTTGTATGTTCTCATTATCTTCCCCGATTATTGGTAACTGGACTCTTACTATTTGTCTTAATACTTGGATCTCCTCATCCAATTCTTTTATAACCTCAAGTGCATTACTATACATTTCTTCCCATGTCATATTTTATTTTTGATAAAACGTTGGCTGCCCTACGGTTACTGTTGGATTTTGCTCAGCTTTTCTTTCTTTTTCTAGAGCAAGGTATTGTTCAGCGCTTAGAGCATTCCCGTAAAGATCTTTTTCATCTTTAGCAGCTAAGTTTACTTTAGCAGAGAAATTAATTGCATTATTTACAATCCTGTCAAAATCGTTTTTATCCATAGGACTATCATTTATTGTATAATTGCCTTCCCTGTCAGAGTGAAGAACAAAAGAATATTCTTGCCCATCTTTAGTAATTCCCTCTAGTGTTAATGCTTGTCCAGAAACTCCTGAAAAATAATCTGTCAATTTTGAAATCCTACGATCCACAGTTTCACCTTCTATACTCATTACATCACTTTCAGTTGAACCTGTTTTAGTTGACTTAGCCATTTTTACATAGTTTCTTAATTCATCATCAGACGCTATAACTCCATGGACCATTTGTTCGTCTTCTTGTGACCGCTGTATAGGAGTTTGTTTGCCAGTCTGTTGGTATCTATCTAAACTACCACCTTTTGTAGAGCTATGCACATCTACATCAGTCTCATCCTCTACAAGCCAATCAACATGATCCTGAGCATTTAAATAATCTATAACATCATCTTCTATTTTATTATTATTAGCCATAACCGTTAATCAACCGCTAAAAATTCTACAGCAATATGGTCTGCGGCCCCAGCTGCAGTTCCATCACCTTCGTAAGATTGTACAAATATTTTACTACAATCTATTGGAAAATTAGATAGTGCTGTTCCACCAATACTCATAATAAAAGCTTCACCAGGTGCTAAAAAAGCTAAATTATTAGTAGTAGTATTCACCAAAGAAACTCTCACATGATCTCCAGTACTAGGAGCATCTTCACCTAATGCAGTAGCACTGCTATACAGTTTACCAGTATTTTTAATAATCAAAAATGATGCAGTAGCTTCAGAGGATATTGCTGTTGCTGAATTGTCTACGCAATTTACATATAAATTTACTCCAGGGGCGGCATCACTGCCTCCAAGACCTTGCGTAGCATTGGAGTTTTGATAGTCAGAGACTACTGCAGAGCCAGCCCCACCTAATGTTTTAGCTACTTCACCAGCTAAAATATCACTAGTTGTTGCCGTATCTCCAGATGTTAATGTTTCTACAGGAGTAGCACTCACTGCAAATTGTATTCTATCGGCCATCTTTTATTCCTTTCATTTTAAGTTTTCTCGTACGCGCGCATTAATATATTATATTATATCTAGATATATATATTATATATATATTATAAATATATCTATATTCTAACCCTTATAGGGTTAGATAGATATTATATTATGTCTAAGACTCTCCAATTTCATAAGTCTCTAAAATCTGCTTAATAGTTTCTTTGTCAAAATGTTTAGACAAATCAACAGAACCAAGTTGAGTTAATTCTATACCTCCATCTTCTATCTCGTCCACAGTTTCCACTATATATTCAATTTCTTCTGTCGCAGGGTCGAATTCTATTGTCAAATGATATACTCGCTTTGCCATAATATCTCCTTTTGGTCTAAGCAAAGTTATATACAATACTAACAGTTAATGCAAGGACTTTTAAAAATTGTAGGATTTTGGTATGCGTCCTATTTATAGGATACCCCCGCAAGCGATGGGGTTTTTAATTCATAGATTCCGTTAAATTTCATTTGAGTTACCAGATTCATCACCCTTTGATGTTCCATCGCACTCTGGCTACTCAACTTACACAGATGTTCTATCTATATAGTATTGTAACTTATACATAGACATCTACAACATTGTAGGCTATCTACAATAGAAAGGCTTTCCAATGGAAGACCAAGAACAAATACTACTTACTGACTTTGATGTTAGTTTCCCTCCTGTATCAGCACTACCCAAACCACAAGGACCCTATGTCATTGTGAGGCTGATTCAACGCCAACAGTATGACCGTGAGAATATGTGCTACATCGAGGACCAGTTCCAACCTATCAAATATTCTTCCAAATTCTCACAGACTGTCCAATTCAAATCCTTGACATTGGTTAGATCTTCTTGGGTACAAGGCGAAGCATCGCCAACGGCTACCAAGAAATTCCGTGAGCAAACTGTGAGTATTCAGGATTACTCCCGAGAGGCGATTCAATCTCTCATTGACGAGAATGATTTATATTTATATGTCAATGCTCTTGATGAGTCTGAATCTCCAAAAACTGTTGGAGAGTACAAGAAGATGTTCGCTCCAAAGACTGTTGCTTCTCAAACTACCAATGGTGCTCCAACGCCAACGGCAGACCCAATAGCAACTGAACTACCATCGTAGTTTCAACATCCGTATACAGAGGGCTTCATAGAAATATGAGGCTCTCTTGCTTATTACCCGATAGTCGGATAACAAAGAATTAGTAATAAAATACCTGCAGCGATAATAACTCCTATGAATCTGTTGGTAGTAATCTGTACTTATGTGAAGTACTAGGGATAAATATCGTAGATTACAGTCCTGATATTAACTCATTGATGAGTGGACGAATATATAACTACTGCAGTAGGAAAATATTCAACAATATCGTCTAAATTTGGAGAGGATAACACCTCTTGCGACCTGATATGATAGGCTATAGCAGAGTAATGAACTGCGTTGTAAGTATGGTAAACACCTACTAACACATCTAGCGGACTTACTGGTCTATCTTATCAAACATTAGCGGTGACAAGCCTTGGTAGGCTAATCTGGCTCATAACCAGAACACATTGTTAGTTCGATTCTAACCACCGCAACAACATATTGCGTAAATGTCTCAACAATACCAATAAAAGCGCAATAGCGACTGATACTTCAGAATAGCCCTAGTAAGCGCAATGATGAGGGGTCTTAGGACTTGATGATCCTCTAGCAGGGTCTAGGTATAAAGGCTGTATCAGTCATAATTAAAAACACAATCGCGAGAGGGTTTAACAACATTCATTTCATGTCCTTGATATCGTACTGTTGAGTAAATTATAAAGTCAGGTGTAAATCCTGCTCTCGCTACCTATTAATAACCTGTAACTCCTAACAAATAAGAAAGGATCACCCAAATGATTCAATATCTTAGTCAGTTCACAATCAACGACATAATTGCAGTATATTGTACTGGATTATTGTCACTAATGCTTGTTATAGTATCATTTAGTTTAATTATGGTACTTGTAATAAGCCTCATAAACGTCGCGTATGAATTTATTATTAAAACCCAGTATGAAATGAAACAGACGCGAAGATATTACCAGGAAGAGGCCTTTAAGGCTCTTAAAAGTGTAAAGGAGGTGTGTAAATGAGAATCATTTATGAAAAATATCCCTTCCTTAAATTAAATAATGGTATTGGTGTTTGTAATTTCACATCACCACATAGATATATCTTTACTACTGGCGAAACACTTGCTGCTTGTAGTGATCATATTGCTAACAGTATGAAACTAAAAGGTCAACATACTGGTACTGGTCGTGTAATAATTAATGGTGGTCAAGAAAGTATCGCCATTCCACAGAAAGATGTGGATAATTGGAAAGAATACATCATCAAAGGTTGGCCACAATATAGGAATGAAGTAATGTGGCTTGATGTATCTATTGACTATAAAATACCTGATAAAATGCTAGATGATATCCTTGCCATCAATGAGATGGATATAGTTGACATCATATTAGTGCCTTATCCAGTGCTTAATGCCTGGAAAAGTGACACCAAGATGCAG